AGCATTGGTAGAGATTACAAGAACGATGCGATGCACTACAGTGTAGGCCAAGAAGTCTTTGGCGGACACACTATATCAGAAATAATAGAAGAAGAAGATAGTTATAGAATATATATTAATAAAGCTGATGAAGCTTTGCCATGGAAGCAGTTTAATAAAAACATGGCTATCTCAATTGAATATAATTTACAATACTAAATGAGAAACACTCACGCTTATATTGTTGAACCAATTAACGGTAGATACAATAATAAAAAAAGTGTTGATGATAAAGAACTTATATTAAATACCTCAATAGAAGACCATAAGTTTGTAAACAGAAATGGTGTAATAAAAGAATTGCCTTTAGTCAATGATAATGAATATCTACAGATAGGTGATGAAGTTATTGTACACCACAATGTGTTTAGAAGATTTTATGACATGAGGGGTGACGAAAAAAACAGTAGAAGTTATTTTCAAGAAGATAAGTATTTTTGTTATAGCGACCAAATATTTTTATACAAAAGAAACGGAAAGTGGTGCACACCACCAGGGTTTTGTTTTGTAAAGCCCATTCATAGTCTAAATAAGTTAACAGTAGATCAAGAAGAGCCGCTTATGGGCGTTTTAAAGCACCTAGGACAAGATTTAAGAAGCTTTAACTTAGAAGACAATGATTTAATAGGTTTCACACCAAACAGCGAATATGAGTTTGTTGTAGATGGAGATAAATTATACAGAGTACCACTAAATTCAATTTCAATTAAATATGGACGTAAAGGATCTGAAGCCGAATATAATCCAAGCTGGTTATAAAGCGGTACACGAATTAATAAGAGTAGCAGAAGAAGAGATTATAGTTGAGGGTGGTGAAGATGAATTAGCCGCTGATAGACTAAAGAATGCGGCTGCTACTAAAAAATTAGCAATCTTCGATGCTTTCGAAATACTAACTCGTATTGAAGCAGAAAAGAATTTAATGGAAAACAAACCTATTGAAGACAAACAAAGCTTCAGTGGTTTTGCAGAAAGAAGATCTAAGTAATGTACGAACAATATTTAGTAAAGACTGTAACACCTATAAAACCAAATGTTATAAAACGAATGAATCGTTATAGCAAATGGGAATATGGGCACAACAAGGAGTATGACATAGTGGTCATAAGTAAGACTGGTAAGATAGGTGAGATCATTGAAATACAAAACTTATGTATAGCATTACCAGAAACACCCAAGTCAATAGATAAAACAAACAACAGGTGGACACCATACGAGTACCCTAAGGAGTTAAAACAAATTAAGAGTATATTTGATTGGGAAAGCTATCCAGAAACATTTAAATCAAATTGGTATGAATATATTGACGAAGAGTTTACTAAGCGTGAAAATGGTCATTGGTTCAATAACAAAGGCGTTAGTACTTATATTACTGGCACTCACTACATGTACCTGCAGTGGACTAAGATTGATGTGGGGAGACCGGATTTTAGAGAAGCCAACAGATTATTCTTTATCTTCTGGGAAGCTTGCAAAGCTGATAAACGATGCTACGGACTTTGCTACCTCAAAAACAGACGATCAGGTTTTAGTTTTATGGCGTCAGGGGAGACCGTTAACCAGGCAACAATATCATCCGATTCAAGATTTGGAATTCTTTCTAAGACTGGAGCGGATGCGAAAAAGATGTTTACTGACAAAGTCGTGCCAATATCGGTTAACTACCCCTTCTTCTTTAAACCAATACAAGACGGAATGGACCGGCCTAAATCGGAACTTGCCTACAGAGTCCCCGCTTCCAAGCTTACCAAGAAATCCATCACCTCAAATACTGAAAAGCAAATACTAGAGGGACTAGATACCACTATTGATTGGAAAAACACAGGAGATAACAGTTATGATGGTGAGAAGTTAAAATTACTGGTGCATGATGAATCTGGTAAATGGGAAAGACCTGATAATATATTAAATAACTGGAGGGTAACAAAAACTACGTTACGATTAGGAAGTAGAATTATAGGAAAGTGTATGATGGGATCAACATCAAATGCTTTAGAAAAAGGAGGAGGAAACTTTAAAAAATTATATGGAGACTCAGACGTCACAAGAAGAAATAAGAATGGCCAGACTAGCTCGGGATTATATAGTTTGTTCATCCCTATGGAATGGAACTACGAAGGATACATTGATTCTCATGGATACCCTGTATTTGATACTCCAGAAGAACCCCTCCTTGGAAATACCGGAGATTATATCGACACAGGCGTAATTGACTTTTGGGAAAATGAAGTTGATGGGCTTAAGCACGACTCAGACGGTTTAAATGAATATTATAGACAATTTCCAAGAACAGAGGAGCATGCGTTTAGAGATGAAGCTAAAAACAGTATATTCAATTTAACTAAAATATACGAGCAAATAGACTTTAACGAAGACCTTGTTAGACAAGGGATTGTAACAAAAGGGTCTTTCTCATGGGAGAATGGTATTAAAGATAGTAAAGTTATTTTTAGCCCAAACCCTTCAGGGAGGTTTCTTGTTTCATGGGTTCCTCCTAAGAACCTGCAAAACAATGTAATAGTAAAGAATGGAGTGAAACATCCTGGTAATGATCATATGGGAGCTTTTGGATGTGACTCTTATGATATATCAGGAACAGTTGATGGTGTTGGATCTAAAGGTGCATTACACGGACTAACTAAGTTTAGCATGGAAGATGCTCCGCCTAATTCATTCTTTTTAGAATACGTAGCACGTCCACAGACAGCAGAAATGTTTTTTGAGGATATGCTAATGGCAATTATATTTTATGGTATGCCAATACTATGTGAGAATAACAAACCTAGATTGTTATATCATATTAAGCGAAGAGGCTATAGGAATTTTTCAATGAATAGACCAGACAAGGTTTGGAACAAACTATCTGTAACCGAAAAAGAAATTGGAGGCATACCCAATACATCTGAAGATATTAAACAAGCTCACGCGGCTGCTATTGAAACTTATATAGAAAAGTATGTAGGTATTAATGAAGATGGCGGGGGTAATATATATTTTAACAGAACACTGAATGATTGGGCTAGGTTTGATATAAACAAAAGAACCAAGTTTGATGCAACAATAAGTTCAGGGCTAGCTATAATGGCTTGCAATAGACATTTATATCATCCTAAACCTAAATACGAAAAACAAGCAGTGGGTATACAAATAAAAAGATTTAACAATAAAGGAATGCATTCTCAAATAATTAAGTAGCATGGCTGAAACAATATTAAAAAGTTCATTTCCAAGTCAGATAGCGAGCGATGCTGAAAAAGCAAGTTCAGAGTACGGATTAAAAGTAGCTAGAGCTATTGAACACGAGTGGTTCAAAAAAGATTCTGGTGCCACCCGTTTTTATTCTAACAGAGATGAATATCACAATTTAAGATTATATGCTAGAGGAGAGCAGTCTATAAAGAAATATAAAGATGAATTATCTATTAATGGTGATTTGTCTTATTTAAATTTAGATTGGAAGCCTGTGCCTATTATTCCAAAGTTTGTAGACATAGTAGTTAATGGAATGTCGGATAGACTTTATGATATTAAAGCATTTTCACAAGATCCATCATCTGTAAAGAAAAGAACAGATTATGTTGAATCAGTATTAGCTGATATGCAAACAAAAGAGATTTCTGATAAAATAATGAATGACCTTGGTATCAACGTGTATAGCAATGATCCTTCAAAATTACCAGAGAACGAAGAAGAATTAAGTTTACAAATGCAGCTTGAATATAAACAAGCTATCGAAATTGCAGAAGAGCAAGCAGTTAATCACGTGTTTAATACAAACGATTACGATCTAACCAGAAGAAGGTTTAATTATGATTTAGCAGTAATTGGAATTGGTGCAAGTAAACATGAGTTTAATCATTCTGAGGGGATAAGAGTAAAATATGTAGACCCTGCAGACTTAGTTTACTCTTACACTTATTCACCTTATTTTGATGACATATACTACGTAGGAGAAGTTAAAAGCGTGACAATCAATGAGATAAAGAAACAATTTCCTAATTTATCAGATGAAGAGCTTAAATCTTTAACTAAACAAGGTGTTCAAACAGCAGCTTCGCATAATAAATTTATAAATGAGGATAGTGTATTAGATGCAAATACAATACAAATTTTATACTTTAATTATAAGACTTATAATAATGAAGTATATAAAATAAAGAAAACAGCATCTGGCGCTGATAAAGCTATTCAAAAAGACGATCAGTTTAATCCTCCTGCAGATGAAGAACTTCCATTTACCAAAGAATCTAGATCTTTAGAGGTTGTATATGATGGAGCTTTTGTTTTAGGTACAGGAAAACTTCTTAAATGGGAACTTGCTAAGAATATGGTAAGACCTAAGAGTGATACTACTAAAGTAATGATGAATTACAATATTGTTGCTCCGAGAATATATAAAGGTAAAATTGAATCTTTAGTAAGTAGAGTAACAAGCTTTGCTGATATGATTCAATTAACTCATTTAAAACTTCAACAGGTAATGTCAAGAATGATACCTGATGGGGTTTATTTAGATGCAGATGGTTTAGCTGAAATAGATTTGGGTAATGGAACCAATTATAATCCTCAGGAAGCTTTAAACATGTTTTTCCAAACAGGATCTGTTATAGGTAGATCACTAACGCAGGATGGTGATATGAATCCAGGTAAAGTTCCTATTCAAGAATTAACATCAAATGGTGGTAACAATAAAATATCATCATTAATAAGTACGTATAATTATTACTTACAAATGATTCGCGATGTAACTGGATTAAATGAAGCTCGGGATGGTTCTATGCCTGATCAAAATGCTTTGGTAGG